AGTAAATTGGTCAATTAACGGATTACCTATTTCAGATAGGAGTGAAAAGAATAATAATTTTAAACCAGTAAATTGGTCAAATAACGGAGTACCTATTTCAGATACGAGTGAAGAGAATAATAATTTTAAACCAGTAAATTGGTCAAATAACGGAGTACCTATTTCAGATACGAGTGAAGAGAATAATAAATTTAATAAACCAGTAAATCAGTTAAAAAGGGAATCTATTAATTCAGATACTAGTGAAAATGTAATAAATAATAATTTTAATAAGCAAGTTAATTTGTCAAACAATATTCAGTTAAATACAGAAATAAATCAAATATCTCACAATCAACCTAAATTAAATATAAAATTAAGTAATTCGTCGAATACTAATAATATTGCACCTACATATAATGTGAATATAAAAAAAATAATTGATAATTTTGAAATGTTTTTTATGGATACAATTGGTTTTGTAAATATTGGAAAAAGAATAGAAATTCCTGATTATATTTCAGCATTGTTATTACATTATATATCTGCAGTAAAAATATTATCTACAAAAATGGATGTAAATTGTCATCATTTTTTTGAAATAACTACTAAATCATTTCCATTTATATCTATAAATAATACAAAAATTGATTTATATTTTGTGATTACAAGAAATAAAGATTGTGGTGTAAAAATATATGTAAAAAAAAATATAATTGATACCGGATATTGTGAAGTAGAATTTACGAAAATAGACATAATGAATAATAATAATAAGTTTATACAATTATATAATAATTGTAAATTAAATATAGAAAATTACAGTAATTATGCAATAAAATTAAATTCATTGAATAAGAAGGTATATTTAAATGAAGAGATGACACAATTTTTTGACATAGCTAGTAATTTATTGAATATTAATGTATCGTTTAATTCGGAATTATATAATATTGAAAACATGAAAGTAATTTCAATAAAATCAGAATTAATAAGTTCATCATTGGAAGATAAACCATTAAAATGTTATTTATCAATAATAGATACAGGACTTGAATATAAATATTATTTAGAACCATTAAATGATCCAGATAATAAATATGATGTAATCAGTAATATAGATTATAAGAATAGTATAAATTTTGTGCCAAAGTTTAAGAATGTGGTTATGAATAATAATTAAATATTACATTTTACACATGAAATAATGTTAGCCAACATTAGATTATCATTGTATGAAGTAGCCATATTATTTTCTAAATTTCCAAATACATCTAATATTTTAACAATATTATATGTATTATTATTATTAATAATAGTTATTAAATAATCTGTTATTTGTTTTAAAATATCAGATGTAGTTATATTATATTGTATTTTATAATAATTGATTTGTTGAATTGTATCTAACAAATCAATTGACTTATCAAACAATATATTTATTAAAGTTTGAATTTCATCAGATGTTGGATAACCAATTTGTTTATATATAATACTTTTTGTAATTGTTATTTCAGTGAATTTGTATGTTGTATACATTATTTGTATTAAATTTATTGATTTTCTCATATCGCCTTCTGCTAAATCTACTATTAATTTAATTGCATCTAAATCAATTTTTACTTCTTCATTGTTACAAATTTCGATTATTTTATTTAAATGTAATTGTTTTGGTATTGGTGAAAATCGAAATATCATACATCTAGATTTAATTGCACTAATTATTTTTGTATCATAATTACATATTATACAAAATCGAATATTTGATGTGTAATTTTCAATGATACGTCTTAATGCAAATTGTGCATCCGATGTCATTGAATCTGCCTCATCTAATATTACTAATTTAACATAATTATCTAGATCATTAGTAAAACTACTCATAAATTGTTTAGACATTGAAAAATCTTTTATTTGTTCTCTAACTACATTTATACCGCGATCTTCGCTACCATTTAATTCGAGTATCATATTTTTATAATTTTCACCATACATTTTTTTTGCACATGTTAATATTGTTGTTGTTTTTCCTATTCCTGATGGCCCATAAAACATTAAATGTGGTATATTTTTATTTTGTATCATTTTTGTTAAAGCATTCAATATATCATGATGACTTATTATACTTGTAAACTCTAATGGACGATATTTTTCAATCCATGGTAAATTATATTTTATATGAGTTGTCGATTGTTCGCAATCTAAATATTGTTTTTCTGCTATAATGTCACTATATCCTAAATCTAATTTATTCATATAATACTATATATTTTTTATTAAATTATATTATATATACTAATTCAATTTTTTTAACGTATATTTAAGTGGTCTATAATATAGAGATTTTTTATTATTAATAATAATATATCTATATATTATTATTATTAATAGATATATTATGGATTGATAATTTTATTGTATATATCAAAAAATTGATATTTATCTATTTAGCAAGATAAATATTAATAATTATTAAAATCTAAATAGTAATGAAATTTATTAAAAAAGACGAAGCAGTAGCATATTATAATAAAATCAATAATAATGAACTTAAATTATTTTGTAAAGATATCAGTAGGATAGGAAGCAAGGAATTTATTGTTACAAAACCGTCTGTTATATATAATCGAATGAAAAAAGAATGTATTTCAAATTATTATGAATTTTGGACAGACAAGATGAAATTATATTTTAGTTTGGACGTTGATATGAAAACAACATTAGAAATAGATTATAAAACCAAAATTACAAAATTAATTGATAATGTAATTTTAGGTGCAAAAAAATTTTATGAATATAACTATAAAATATCAGATATAATTGTATTAGAAAATGATCAAGACATACAAAAAATAGAAAATCCATTGAAAATATCTTTTCACATTATTTTCAGGGGTCTTGTATTCGAAAATAATTTAGTATGCAAAGATTTTTTCATTAGATTATGTAAAGAATATGATATGGAATATTGTGATAAAGTAATTTATGGTCAAACATGTCTTCGATTGTGTTATAATGCTAAATTAGGTAAACGTGCAATTTTAATGCCCATTGAATATATTATAAACGGAGAATCTACATCTTGTATTACAAATGATAGAAATAAAGATTCGGATATAAAAGATTTTTGGGTAAATACATTTATTACAAATGTTACTAAACAAAATAAATTAATCACCAAATCAGAAATTGTATCAAAAATGACAGATCTTAAACCAAGTGTTTTAGATCAAAGTGGTAATAGCGTTGACAACATAAATTTAGAAAGAATTATGTTTCAATTACCTCATAAATATTGCGATGATTATGAAACTTGGTATAGAATGGGTATGATATTGTATAATATATCTTGTGATGGTAAAGATGATTATTATGATTTATGGGACAGATGGTCACAACAAAGTGATAAATATAAAGAAAAAGAAATATTATCGAAATGGCAATCTTTTAGAACTGCAAATTCGCGTAAACCTGTTACATTAGGTACTTTAATTAATTGGTGTAAACAGGAAGGTATTGATAATATTTACAAAAATAATAAACGTTCACCTGATACGATTGTAAAAGAATATCCAGAAAGAGAAACAATTATATCGGAACAATATATGACAAATGCATTGATATATAATCAAGAGAAATTAACACCAGATATATTTAATCCTTTGCTAAATGCATCCCTGTTGGCAGTTCAATCTGAAAAAGGAACTGGTAAAACTCAAAATCTATTAGAATCATTGTTTAAAAATAATCGAATAACCAAAGATACAACTGTTTTATTTGTATCATCTAGAAGAACATTTGGAATTAAATTATTTAGTGATTTGAAAGATCAAGGATTTAAATTATATTCTGAAATAAAAGATCCATTCATTACATCTAAAAAGGTTATTTGTCAGGTGGATTCTTTAATGAGATTAGATCGTGAAAAATATGAATATGTAATTGTAGATGAATGTGAAAGTTTAGCACGTTACTTAACATCAAGTCATTTTGTGAAAAATCCAAAATCTAATATAATTGTAAGTACACTGGAATATCATATTCATGAAGCAAAATATGTTCATATTATGGATGCAGATTTATCAGATAGATGTTTAAATTTTTATGCTAAATTACGTAACTTACAACCAGATAATATTAAAATATTAATTAATCAACATAAACCATATAGTAAATATGATATATATTATATGTCATACGGATCATGGTTAAATAAAATAATTGAAGACATTGAATTAGGTAAAAAATTAGTTATCCCTATGGCATCTAACAATAAAGCAAAAGACCTCAAAAGAATGATTGAACAAAAATTTCAAGATGATCATAAAAAAGTATTATTGATTCATCGTGAAACATCTGATGAGGAAAAAGTACAAAAAATGCTTAAAGTAAATGAAGAATGGATTAAATATGATGTCGTTATTTATACTCCAAGTGTATGTATGGGTGTATCATTTGATGTATTAAATTATTTTGATAATATTTATAGTTATGGTTGTTCAGATTCATTGGGATCACAAGAATTTTGTCAAATGTTACATCGTGTAAGAAATCCTAAAAACAATGTGATTTATTTGTCGTTAGATAATTATAAAGAATATACAGATGAAGATATCATTGATTATCAAACTATTGAAAAAATGTTATGTAGTAATTATTATTTAACTGCATACGATTTACATAATAATTTAGTTAGCAAAAAAATTGTTAGACAAATATCTCCGTCTGCTCTAGGATTAGATGATAATATTGATACTAAAATTATTAATTCATTAGATGAAAATAATATGATACAATCCAAAGATAAAATTTTAATATATCCTCATCAAGAGGAACCAATATATGATTTATATGTACGAAATTGTTGGGAATCTATTGAAGATCGAATGAATTTTTCATGTAAATTATTTGGTTATATTAAATACAAAGGATACAAATTAACATATATGCCAAATGATAAAAATGGTATTGGCGGAATTCTTAAAGAAATGAAAAATATTCGATCTGAAAGAGAAGATGAAGAAACTGAAAAATTAGTAGTTGGTGTACATTCTGCTCCAATTTTAAATGACGATGAATATTTAAGTAAAGTGAGACAACGAGATGAATATTTAAATGAAAATGATATACATGCAATAAAAAAATATAATTTAATAAAATGTTATGGATTGAAACAAGAATTAGAAAATATGCAAATTGATGAAGAAAGTAAATCAATGAGTGATATTATTACCAAACCATTTATTGAAAATTTTTGTGACAAAGATATGATGGGATGGTTTCGAAATCTAACAACTATTTTAAATACACCTGAACAAACTACAAAACAAAAATTAGAAATACTCAAAGATAATGCATCATATAGTAGTATGTTAAAACAAAACTGTTATGCAGACTTTACCAGTAAAAATAAATATGCTTATCATTATTATGCGAATACTATTTTAGATAATTTAAACTTAGATTTAAATAATATAGATAAAGAAATTAGTTATACTAATTTAGTATTAGGACTAGATGTTAACTGTAAAGAACTATTTGAAAATGAAAATAAAATACAATTATGTAATACTTATGGTTTAGTAACTTATTTGAAAAAAGATTTAAATAATTTAGATAACGATAAAGATGGAAAAATAATAAATAAAATGCGTTTTGTAAATACTATATTGTATATGCAATATGGTATCAGAATACGAAAAATTAATAACAAAGATAATCCAGATGAAAGAATGTATAAATTATCAACAAATGATTTATGGATAGATCCTAATGTTGATATAGATGATGATAGTAAAGATAGTAAAGATAGTAAAGTAAAAAATAGATATCATATTGTAGATCCTTGGAAAAAAGCCATACACCTAAAATTAAATAGAGATGATGTACAAAAATATAAAGAAATCGATACATCCTGTTTGGATTATTTTGAAGACGAATTTGTTGATTAATTTTTTTATTTTTTATGACTATTTTAATAATAGGTAATAGTAGTTTAATTTCATTCAAAATTTTGTATCTATATAATAAATATGTGTTAGAACTATGGAAATTTGAAAATAATTGAATTATATTTTGGATACAATTAATAGCATTCATTTAGTACAAATTCCTAAAAATGTAAAAATATCAAAAAATCAATATGGTTATTGTTTAATTGCAACCAACGATATTCAGTCAAATGAAATAATTTTCCATGAAGAAAATATTTTAATTAATGATACGAATGAAGATATATATTTTAAATTAATTAATTGCGAGGATAATATAATTTATAAAATTAATAATACTAATACAGTTAAACATGAAGACAAAAGAATACTTTATACATGGAGTGGATTTATGAATCATTCATGTGATACAAATTCAATATCCATTGGAGAATCATTAAATTATGATCAAGTCGCAACCATAAATATTAAAGCAGGTGAAGAAATAACGTGTAATTATTTACGTTTTGATTATGAATGCAATAGTCATCAATTTGTATGTCAATGTGGATCTAATAATTGTCATGAATATATTGGAGGATTTAAAAGTTTACCATTGGAAAAACAAATTAAAATGTTAGACGAAGTAAGCAAATATGGAAATTAGATAATTAATCAAAAGAATTAATAAATTCGAGGTTAATAATCTAAATTTTATTAATTTAATTTACAATATATAAAGTTATTTTTAGTTTTTTATTGGTTTTTTAAAAAAAAAATATTTTATAAATTTGTTTAGTTTATTTAAAAATAATAAATTATATTGATGGAAAGTCATTTTCAAATATAAATAAATAAA